AGAGACTTTGGTATTCAGAAGGGTACTTATATCTGTACGATAGACAATTATCACCAAGATCCTGAGGTAGTAGACTATGCGACTAGTGAAAACCCTGCAGAACATAAGTCACATAATCTTATTGAGTTAGAAAATGGTCAGTATGCATTATATCCTAACAATAGAATGCGTATCTATGATAATAGTTTGACACCTGTTGATCCAAAAATGCCTGATTTTAAGGTTTCAACGCAATATTATCAGGTAGAAAATGGATTTGAACGTCTTGGTATGGGACGTGAGGATGAATATTTCTGGAAGACCGCAAAAGAAAGAGAAAATACTGAAAAAAACGAAAAAAAGATTGAAGATAAGTCATAAATACATTATAATCGCTGTATTTTTGTGCCTTTAGAACGGGTAAGTAGAGGTTTTAAAGACCTCAGCATGTCATTTCAGAATAATCCACTAACTAATGACTTGATTGCGCTCAAAAATGAGAATGCAATTGCCCGTTCTATACGAAATATAGTCTTTACGGTGCCTGGAGAGAAATTTTTTAATGAAGATTTTGGATCTGAAGTGTCTCAACTCTTGTTTGAGAACGTAGATAATATTTCTGCACTCACTGTAAGAGATCAAATCAGACAATCTATCACAAATTTTGAACCAAGGGTAGATTTACGAACAGTTGATGTATCTGCTGACTTCGATAACAACAGTTTTGACGTGGTTATTATATACGATATCATAGGTGCGGATATTCCACCTCAAGAATTACAATTCGTTTTGCAACAAACTAGGTAAAAATGCCATTATCTAACTTTTCTAACCTTGATTTTAATCAGGTTAAGACAACTCTTAGAGAATATCTCAAAGAAAATTCAGATTTTACTGATTATGACTTTGAAGGGTCGAATTTATCGTCCATTCTTGATGTTTTGGCATACAATACCTACATCACTTCATATAATGCCAACATGGTGGCAAATGAAGTATTCATTGATAGTGCCACATTAAGAGAAAATGTGGTTTCATTAGCAAGAAATATCGGATATGTTCCAAGATCTAGAAAATCAGCAAGATCAACGGTAAGTTTTTCTGTTAATACGTCAAATATATCACCTACACCTAGCACTTTGACCTTGAAAAAGGGAATTGTTGCTACAACACAAGGTGCATTTGGGAATAGTTCGTTTACTTTCTGTATTTTAGACGATATTACAGTTTCTGTTGTTGAAAATACTGCATTTTTTGAAAATATTGTGATTTATGAGGGAACTTTTTTAACAAATACCTTTACTTACAACTCAAGAGTCCCGAATCAGAAATTTATTATCAATAATATTGGTGTAGACACTGATTTAATCAATGTTACGGTCAGACCAAACGAAAATTCGACAAGATCTGTAAAATATTCACTGCAAGACAGTCTATTTGACGTAAAATCTGACTCAAAAGTCTATTATCTTCAAGAATCTAATGATGAAAGATACGAAATAATTTTTGGAGACAATATTTTTGGCCAAAAGTTAGAAAATAACAACTTTATTACCGTAGATTACATTACATCAAGTGGAGATGCGGCAAATGGCATCTCAGAGTTCACTTTTGCAGGTAGAATCAGTTATACAAGAAATGCACAAACATATAATGTTACTTCTGGTATATCATTGATGTCAACTGGTTTAATATCATCTGGTGGAGAAGAAATTGAAGGAGTAGAGTCAATTAAAAAATATGCACCAAGAATATATGCATCACAAAATCGTGCATTAACTGCAAATGACTATGAAACTCTGATTCCTGCAAAAATTTACCCAGAAACCGAATCTATCTCAGTATTTGGAGGTGAAGAGATCATTCCTCCACAATATGGCAAAGTTTTCATTAGTATTAAACCAAGATTTGGTGATTTCTTACCAAACTCGATTAAAGATAATATCAAACTTAAATTAAAGAAGTATTCTGTTGCTGGAATTGTACCAGAAATCTTAGATCTCAAATATCTGTATCTCGAAGTTAATTCAAAGATTTATTATAACACAAATTTAGCACCATCTAGTGCTTTCGTATCTTCTATTTGCCAAAACAATGCAAATAAGTATGCTGAGTCAAGTGAATTGAATAAGTATGGTGCGAGATTTAAATATAGTAAGTTTTTGAAAATACTTGATAGTAGTCATGAATCTGTGACATCTAATATTACTACAGTTGCTATGAGAAGAGACTTGAGAGTCGTTCTCAATACCTTTGCAGAATATCAAATTGGTTTTGGTAATCCATTCTATGTTAAAAAACAAAATGGATACAATATCAAAACTAGTTCCTTTAGAATCGCGGGAGTTCAAGAACCCGTTTACATGTCAGACTTACCAAGTGGTGATGGTATAACGGGTATTCTGTTCTTCTTTACTCTTCCATCCGTTTCGTCTCAATCTCCAACAATTGTTAGAAGAAATGTTGGATTTGTTAATTATTCAAATGGAATAATTACAATGAACCCAGTAAATATCTTAGAAGCAAAATTAAAAGATGGCAGACCTATCATAGAAATTGAGGCAACTCCAACTTCAAATGATGTTGTCGGATTACAGGATCTTTATTTGCAACTAGATACTAGTAGTAGTGTATTTGATGTTATAGTTGATAATATTTCGTCGGGTCTTGATCCCTCGGCATCAAATTACAACATTTCTTCAAGTTACCCTAATGGTAATTTAGTAAGATCAGGTGGACCTGTTAGCAGAAGAACTAGCACGACCTCTACTAACACTACTACAACGTCAACTACCACAACACCAGTTACACCATCCAGCACTGTATCAACATCTGGAGCATCTACATCAGGATCATCCTCTTACTAAGAAGTTAACATAAAATGTCAGAAAACAGAGTACAGTTTAACACAATCGTCTCTAATCAACTTCCCGCATATGTTAGGGAAGATTTTCCACTTGTTGAATCTTTCTTAGAGTCATATTATAGAGGACAAGAGTATCAAGGTGGTCCTGTAGATTTAATTCAAAACATTGACAAATATACTAAAGTTGATAATACAACTAATCTTTCTTCAGAAATCATTCTTGAGGGTGATATTGATTTTGATGATACCACTATTAATGTTTCAACCTCAAAATCTCCTACAGGAACAGATGGATTTCCTGATTCCTATGGATTAATTCAAATTGATGATGAAATTATAACCTATACCGGAAAAACAAATTTTTCCTTTACAGGTTGTATTAGAGGTTTTGCTGGTATTACGTCTTATAGAAGTGAAATATTTGCCGATGAAGTTGTATTTAATACGACTTCTGCGGAAGATCATGATTCTGGTGCCACAATTAAAAATTTATCTGTTCTTTTCCTCAAGGATTTTTTAGTAAAAACAAAACATCAAATTCTTCCTGGATTTGAGGAGAGAAGTCTTGATCCTGATTTAAATCAAAAACTATTTTTAAAACAATCAAAAGATTTTTATCTTACAAAGGGAACCGATAGATCTTTTGAAATTCTTTTCAAGGCACTTTATAATGAAGATGTAGAAGTAATTAAACCAAGAGATAATTTAGTTACACCATCAAATGCTAATTTTAGCGTGTTAAATGAGATGGTGGTTGAACCTATTTCAGGAAAC